GCCGTGTGGTTGGTAAATCTCAATATTGTTTACTTCGATATAAGTAGTACCTCGGTCTTCGTAGCCGTCAAAATCAATCATATCTCTGTTGTTTAAATCTCGTTTACTGCGTTCAATCCAAACTCATCAATCAGAAATTCGTATAACTCTTCACGGTCATAGCCATCTAAATCTTTTGTTGTCAGAATTACGCCATTATCAAATGGCTGCACATCCTCTACAATGTCCCAAACTTCCGTATCATAATAGTCGCGTACTACTTGTTCTACCTCACGAACTGATCTTACGCCAACAAAAAAATCTACTGAATATCTCATGTCTGTGTTGCTTAATATCCGCGTCCACCATCCATTCGGCTTTCAACTACAGACTGTTTAATTACTTCTTCGTAATTCATGATCTTATTTCATATTGTTGACCGGCAAATTCATCCGCCATCATGCGTTCGATTTCTCGCACATCCAAAGTAGAGAAGTCGTTTCTGCTTTCAATAAGCAGTGATGCCGTACCTCGGTGTTCAACTATGTCATCAACGTAAAAGCCAAGGTAATCAAGGCTCATAACTACGTCATCTTGCTGACCAATCGTAGGATTTCCCAAAAGTACTAATTCAATATAATTCATCTTTAAAACCTATCATTTACGTAATCATGCACCTGCCAATTAACAGCAAGAATTAACCCGTCATCTACCGCGTCATCTAAAGTTTGCTGTAGTTCCCTGCGCTCACTACTGCTAACTTGTATGTAGTGAATAAATCCTTTTGGCACTATTTCTGTTTCAATTATTCCGGATCGCACAATGTCTTCTATAATGTCCGTAATAATATCTTCGTCACGATCTATACCACCTACTCCTAAATTCATATCTCTGTTGTTTAGCCAATATAAGAACCCATGTAATCAAGTATGTCAAGATGCGCAGCTTCTTCTTGCTGCCATGTTGGTATTTCTATGCCATTATACTCATCTAGGATGTACTGNGTTACTTCATTGACAATCTCCGCAAAGTCCCGATCGGTGACCCAATCATACAATGTTTCATCATCGTTTTCATATACCTCATAGAAGACTGCCTCGTGTACAAAATCGTAAATCCATTCCATAGCAATGCTGTTTAAATTTTTTCTGCAAGTAAAGCAAGAACGGATTTGTCTGCCGTTCCTTGTACTCTAAACGCAAGAGCAGGTACTACGCTTGTTTCACCTGCGTTTAATTTTAACGGCACTGCGCCTGCTGATAATAGCATAGCGTTTGACACAGTAAACAATGCTTCATAAGTATACACTACAGTATCAACTGTTTCTTCTAGCGTAATTGCGACTACATCACCATTGGAATAATCTTCACCTACTGTGCTGCTTACTGCTGCCGTAATAAAAAAGCCTGTGCCGTAATTACCTGTAACCGTTGTAGCTGTTACTGTTTGCCCAAGAATTGTATAAACTAGCGTATCGCCTACTTCGTAACCTGAACCTGCATTGACAATTTGTACATTTCCAGGATTCATTGCGCCTACACTTGTACTAAATCTAACTACAAAACCTGTTCCGTTACCATCTGTTGTTGGTCGATATTCAGTTACAGCAGTTGCGCCTGGTGAACCGGTATCGTATGACATATTAGTAAGGTTCGCAATTGTGCCGTCTTGCGTTTCCGTTACAGTTGTAGTAATCTCCGCGCCTGATCCACTCCCTGTTTCATTCCGCACAGGGTATGACGTAGCAGCTTGTGCTGCTTTTAACTCAGGACTAAATTTTGTCAAGCCAGGCAATACATCTGTATTTGTGGCTGCAAATGGTGCAATAACGCTGTTTTCAGGAAACGGCTTAATGTCTAAAGTAATTGCTGACGCATTGTCATTGTGCAAATACAAAGGGCGTACTAATGTTTGGTATCCGTCAGTTGCTTGTAGTGCCGAATAATATCTATACATATCTCTGTTGTTTAGAATAACTCTAACATCTCGGTTCGAGTAGTTGGGTTACGTTCTGTAGTGTACCAAGCCATTTTTGATTGTCCACTGATATACAAAAGCGTTACCGGTGGCTCTTCATAAGCTAAATCTTCTGCTCCAAGATTGTACAGCATGTCATCTATCTCCGAGGTATCCGTAATCTCGTAGCCCATGTGATCGTAATGTAATAACTCTCCAAGAGTTGTTCCTCTAAATTCGTATCGTTTCATATCTCTGTTGTTTAGTCTTTAAAATCAATAGCAATCGTCGAACCATCTACAAATACACCTGCATCATAGTACGACCATTCATGCAAATAGTCATTCAGTTCTATTTCTAGTTCCGCTGCAAAGTCTTGAATGTAATAGTCAAAATTTGCAGGTTGATAGTCTAAATCTGCACGAAAATTTTCGATTTCAAAACTCTGAATGCGACCGCCTGAGATGAAATTTAATTTGCCTTCTATCGAGTAAATGTCCATTTGGCGAACAATAATGTCCTCAATATCATTTATAGCAGAATCTCTAAATCTCATATCCCTGTTGTTTAGTATCGATTCATCAAATAATCGTCAACGAAATTTTCAATTTCATTTTCCATCGCTGCTACAAAATCTTCTGAAATTTCATCAGTAGTATCAGTAATGTGCATTGTGCCGTAAATGTCTTTGTACACTCCTCTTGACGCATCGCGCAAAATGTCAGCAATGTATTGTCCTAAGTAATTTTCCATATCCCTGTTGTTTAGATGCCGATGTCTAGGATAGTATCGTTGACGTGTTCAGCAACTTCACGGAAATCAATTTCTCCAAACGAAGCGTTTAGCCAATCACCCTTAATTCCATCAGGATTTCTGTTCATGTCCAAAGCATCATACAACCAATCTTCGCACCATGAAGCATCAACCTGTAGTTCCCCTTGGTCAATTGCTGATTCTGCCATTGGCTCAAACCAATTCCAAAGCGATAACGTCCATGTTTCGTAATTCCTGTAACCGTTCATAATCTAAATTTTAACTTGCGTTTAATATACTATATATGCCTGTACCATCATAATGTAGTTTTGGCATTAAGTTGATTTGCCATAGCAAGTTGACCCTGCAATTGTGTTTGAACTACATACGCCTGCATATCAGGACTATCTTGTCTAGCAGGTAAAGGCGTTGCGCTCATATCCGGCAAAGAACTTCTAGTTGCTCCACCACCACGACCAACTGATCCGCCTGCGCTGCCTGCTTGATCGAGTATTCCCTTAATGCCAACAAAGCTAGACAGCACCCCACCAACCATAGTTGTTATCAAAACGCCTAATGAAATTGGGTCTTTGGCTGTTTCAGCAGCACCACGAACTGCACCTGCCATTGCCATTGCTTGGTTCAAAAGCACATCTGCAATTGCTAGTCCTTTTTGGGTTTCGCTGTTGTCTTCAGATAAACGCCCTATTGTTTTAAATAGTCCGCTTGTAGCATTGGCAAAAGCATCAATCCCTTGCATGCGGATGTCTTCTTTTTCCTCTTCGCTTTCCTTAGTTAGCTTTTCTGACTTAGCAATGTAATCTGCTTCTACTTGTGCAATTAGTTCTTCGTTGCCATTAGCAAGTTCTATACGCCTTTCGTATTCCTGCATTAATTGCATTTCCCTACGCTCGTAATCCGTCAATCCTTGCTCGTAAAGCTGATCCTGTAAACTACTTTGCTGTTCGCTAATACGTGTTGCTGCTTGTGCGTCTATTTCTGCAACGTCCATATCGTACTTACGCTGTAAGGCAAGCAGCGCATCATAAGTTGCACCGGCTTGTATCAGCCTTAAATAGTCTGCATTAAACTGTTGCTCTAATCGTTTCTTGGCTTGCTCGTCCTGGCTTTCCAGGCTGCGAACATCGTATTCTTGGTTTAGCCTAAACAACTGCTCCCTTACATACTTTTCATCAGCTAGTCTTTGCTTGTCAATAGCCTCTTGCTTGCGATTNGCTTCTGCTTGNGCTTGTTCATCTGCTTTTTGTTGGCGTAACGTGTAGCCTGCTCTTGTGTTTTCTAAACGCTGCAATTGCTTTTCAGCTTCAGCAATACTAGCATCTGCTTCTTCCGCTACTTTTTCCGGTGGATCAAACACTAAACCCGTTACACTACTGAGTGCATCATCAGCAAGACTTGTGCCTTTCTCTATTACGCCTANATCAGTTAATGCGCCTGTAATTGTATCAATNATACCTAATGCTGCAACCAACGGAAACAGCGTTAATCCAATTATTGCTTTCGTAGTATTTGTTATGCGCGTAGCAGCAGCAGTTTCTTCTTCTTTCTGTGTCTTTAAGTTTTGGATTAAGATGCGTTGCTGTGTGATTGCCTCATCAGTTGCTGCCATACGCATCATTAAAATCTCCTCCTCAGTTTTGCCTTGCAGCTTTAGAATACTTTCAGTAGCTGTAATATTATTAAGCTGTTCTTTGCTTGCTTCGACTAGTTTTTCGCTGTCTGCAACTGCTGTTTTGGTTTCTTCATTTGCGCCTTGGATTGCTCCTTTTATCTTATCCCAATTGTCAACTAGCATTCCCAGGGCAACAACTAAAGCACCAATGCCTGTCGCTGCAATTGCGCCCTTTAAAGCCTTAAAGCCACGCGATAACCTACCTACTTGTCGCTGTGTAGATTTAAACGCTCGTATGGTACGCTGAAATCCGCGTGGCAAGAACTGACTAAATAGATCGCCAACACCTGCCCAATCTTTTTTTGCGCCTTTACCTGCTCTTGCTGCACGTTTACCAAAATTCTCAACAGCTTCACCGGCTTTTTCTGTTGCCTCAGTAACAGTTTCTTCGCCTTTAATTTTCAGCTTTACTTCGCTTGCCATATCTGTTTGTCATTATCAGTTTTACTTTACTCCAATTGCTCGTGCTAAGGTCACGTATACCATACCATGTTCGAAATAAGGGATTACCTTTTACTCGCTTTGCAGTCATTATTCGAATAGCCGTTGGCAAACCATACCCTATAGCATTGATCCAATATTTCATAAGTTAAAATCAAGTGTTTCGTTATTGCTTAGGTTCAAGTGAATTTTAACACTGCCTGTCAAGTTGAAATAAGCAGCAGCATCTGTGATTATATCTAAACCACTAATTTCTACATATTGCACTTTCACCTCAAGTAGCCATTGCGCCTTAACATTTGCTTCGCCTGTACATGTTATAGTAAAGTTTGCGTCAGCACCTGCTGCACGTTGTATTGTAGTTACGCCTGTTGATGCTGTAACACCACTGTCTTTTTGTGTGTTTACTATTGTCGGTGCGCCACCTACCGTTCGTAATGTTGGTGCGTTTGCTGCTGCATCTCTTGTGTTCGCAACTGACACCCGTGCTGTAAAGTTGCTTGCCTCTCCTACGTTTGCTGCGCTACCTCCTACATGCACCATTGTAACATCATACGAAACATAGGCTATAGTATCCGGTGGAACAGGGATGTTAGTTTCGCCCTGATCAGATTGGGCATTAACTGCGCTTGCGCTTGTGGTAGTAGCAAACATGCGCAATGTATAGTCACCACCTATAATATTACCAAAAACAAAGCTTTCACTTTGAACGGCAACAGGTACTGCGCTTGATGCTGCTGTACTTCGTGACGGCAATGGCTGCGATTTACCACTGGGCGCATTAGGATTTGGACTTGTTGTATCTGTGCCTGTTAAGTAAAAACAAACGCTCCGTGTATTGTCCCACAAAAAACCATTGGCAATACAACACCGTTCTGTAGGCGTTGCACTTGATCCTGTTTCTGTATTTACAAAATTGACTGTGCCGTCTACATTAAAAGAACTAACGCTTTGATTGCATTCTTTAAGCTTTACGCTCTTTGGTGCATCAATTACTTTGATTAACTCAGCATTACATAAACGCTCTTGATTTAAAGCAAAATTGCTAATTGATAGAACGCGCCAATATGAACCTTCTATAAAAATTAAATCGTTAAATTCTAATTTGTATAAATCTGTTGTTGTCAAGTTTAGCTTACAAGACATTAACCTGCTTGATCGGCTAAACAATTCATTCATCATGCGCAACCAATACGTATTAAACAAGTAGTTGGTTGTAATGCCAGGCGTGTTTCCGTTACTTACAAAAGGTGCGTATAAATTATCAGGATAACTATATCCCCATTGCAGGCTGTTCGTTGCCGTAGTAACTCCTACCGTATTGTATTCTGCGAAATATGGGTAGTTGTCATATAGCGTACCGCCATAATTAAATTGCCCACCATTGCCTATATCCTGCAAGCCATTGTAGTAAGCAAGAACAGGTTTGCATTCGACAAACTGTTTAAGATAAATTGACCCATTGCTGCCATCGTGCCAATCCCAAAACACAGGACACAACACATTAGGAATTAAACTTGGTGGTGTGTTTTGTATGTTGGAATAGATAGGTCTAAGTCGTAAAGGTTGAAATACCTCGCTTGACTCCTGTGTATCTGTAGCAAAGTCATTATCATTTTCATAATAGTACCGTCCATACACTTTTCGATAATGCGCTTGAAACCATTGATTGACAAAATCTTTGCCTTCTGCGTCCTGAAACTTGTAAACCTTTTTTTGGTATTTTGTTGTTGGCTCAATGACTATGCTATCTGCATCAACTTTATCGGTAAAGTCTTTACGCGTTGTGCCTGTTTCCCACCAATCGTTCCAAGGCTCTATAAACACTACTCCCGGATCGGTGCGCTTAGTCACCATAATCAAATTAAACTTTTCGCAAATAGCACGTAGCCATTCGTCTACACTAACATCAGGGAAGTTCGCAGACACATCAACAAAGCCTGCTGTACCTGTGTACGTAGTCAAAGCAAATAGCGAAACACCTTCTGCATCTGTGTTGGAAAAAGTAACGCTATCAAACGTATTGTTATGCAGTGCTTGCACCGTCACAACATCCCCTGCGCTTAATTGTAATAAAGCTGCAAAATCTGCCAGGCATGTTTCTAAAGGTGTGCATTGGGTAAGATTTGTTTGTGATGTTGGCTGACCATTAACGAGGAAACGCGCTTGTACGCTATAATTTGACGCGCTTGTTACGGTTGGCACGNTACAAATTAATCGACTTGTCAAATAGTAGTTGCCATCATAAGGAACTANAAATGCACCGGCTGCATTTATTAGTCCGTCGGGATCAAAGAAAGGTGAACTTGATTCATCTGTGAACGCAAGTGTTTGATATATGCCTGCACTTGAAGCAGGTATTGCAAGGCTAGAACTTAAACCAACCCTAAATCCGTACGAAGCACGACTGACTGCTCGCTCTGTTTCTGTAGCAAGAAACATGTAAATTTTACGAAAGTCTGCTGCATCAAGAAAAGCACTGTTGTATACAAGACCTGCGTATTGAAAGATGTATTCAATTAAATACTGTATGCGTATGGCAGGCTTAAAGTTTTTGGCTGCTAATGGTGCTTGCCCACCACTTGTTCCCATGCCCACACCGTTAACGCCATAAACAAAACCCATTCCAATACCTTCTTGGTTTTGGTTATTAGTGGAATTTTGCCCCCAATCAGACAGCGGATAAACAATTGTGCCTGCACCTACTGCACCTGTTGTCACATCGTTTGTAGTTGTCCAGGAACTAATAATGTTTGACCAATTTAGCGCATGGTCTAAATCTGTGTCTACACCTGCGTCACTTGTAAATAACTCCTCCCATGATAAATCCCTTATCTGTTCAAATAGATCGGCTAATTGCTCGACTATGTTAACTGTAAATTCATTGTCGCTTGCTGCATATAATTGCAACGTGCCTTCCATTATTAAAATGCCTTCGTCGTAAAGCTGCACCTTAGTACGTACTGTAGGTTGGAAAGAACCTAAGCTTACGTTAAAGTCATGGTAGTACGAAAAGAACTTTATGTTAGTTCTTGTCATTGGTAGCTTAAAGTTGAACGTGTAAGGCGATTTGCTCGCAAGCGGATCGTTCAAGTCTTGAAACTGAAAGTTTAACTCTATAGGAATATTGGGTACGTCTAATTCGTACTGCGTAGTTCCGTCCTGTACAATTGCTACAAGCTGTGCCATTAGCGGATTGCTCTTTTACGTGCTACTTCAATGTTTACCTCATACGATGACAACCCATCTTTGACTGCTGACTTTTGCATAAACTGATTGTCTTTAACAAATCCTCTGACATATCCGTATGTGTTTTGCTCATTAGCATTTAGCCCATAATCTTTTGACGGTGTAATATAGACTCTTTCGCTACTTAGCAATGACATCATCAAAGGCGCAAGTTCATCAGGATTACCAAAGGCTGTGTTTAGCTTTAAGGTTGTTGTTGTTCGAATCTTGCTTTGTGTCTTACCGCCTTCATAAGCGTACTTTACGTAATTCGTACCATCGCCATCAGCATCAAAACTATTTCCTCCAATCTGTCTAAAATCGGTGCGCTCCATGTTTTGCGCTAGTTCAGAAAGCCCACTAAAAACTAGATTGTCAATACCTCCTTTGCTGTTCCACCAATGCACCGTATAAAAGTCATCTGCGCTTTGAAACTTAGTGCATGGTAAACGATAAAATTTATAGGTTTGACTTACCGGATTTGCAAAAGCATCAGCAGCACTTCCTAATACCACTTCGTAATGCGTCCAACCATTATTCGTGCTTGAACCTGGATTAATATCGCTTGCTAATTGTGTCGCTAAATTTGCCGTTCCGACTGCTACGTAAATTAAACGTTCACCATCATTTGATGTAGCAGTTGGATTTTGCCCACCGTTAGTGCTGTTGTTTGTAATAACCGTAGTGCTTAAAACAGTTGATCCATTGTAATACCTGTAGCCAACATGTGTTGCTAGGGAATCGGAATTGTTTAAAAAGGCTAATGTTGCCCAACTTGTTTTTGTTATCCCGTCAAAAAGCACATCAGTTTTTAGCCCTAAATCAGTAACGGGAATATCACTGAGCATATATTTTGTGGACGCGTCCGGCACATATTGGTCGCTATCTGCGTTGTCTATTATGTCCGTAGTTGCCAGGGTAAAGTTTCCGTTGACTACCTCAACAGTTGCTGATGCCTGACCTAATGTTATTGTCGGTTCTGTATCTGCGCTTGTTGCTTTGCTATAACCAAAGTTCAAACTAACTGTCCGAAAAGCATTCGTACTTGTGCTTAAAACATTGCTGCCTAATTTACCTAAGTTCAGTATGTCTTCGTCCTGCTTTACAGCCTGTGCAATTACATTGCGTAGATTAAATACTGCTGCGTTTGCATTATTAGGAAGCTGTAAAAGTATTGCCTCTATTGTTGACCCTACCGTCACTTGACACGCATAACGATATTTCGGATCAGTCACGTTACTTGTGTCTTTGACTACATAGATAAAATCATCATATGACCCATGTAAACCTGTCGTAGATTGATTGAGTGTATACGGCATTAGATAGTTATTGAAATTTCATACGTGCGTGAAAAATTGTCTTTAAGAAAAATGTCTATGTCTTTCTCAAGACCTGCTTGTAACAAGCGTATTGCCTGCTTTAGCGTTTCGTCAATTGCCATTGAGTAGTAATAGGAAGGCTTTATACCGGTCAAATAAACAGATCGGCTAATCCATTTAGACATAGTATCGAAACTTAAAAACCTGCCTTTTGCGTCACGCCATGTTTGGTTGCTGATGCCTTTGTCTACAATCCATTTTCTTATAGCAGGCTGTAACGTACCCTTTTGACCTGTACCACTGCCGAAGCGATAGGGGCTATCAGGTGCTTTTGCGCTTGAAGCTGCACCTTGTACGCCCTGTTCTACAAAATCATAGTAAGGTGCGTGACCTTTAAACTGCATAGTCAAGCCATCATCTGTTTCGGTCAGACTAAAATACAAGCCATCCGCAAGTGTTCCTGTAACAATCTTGTCCTGGATTGCCAGGTTTGCTCGTGCCTGAACTACGATTTTTGCGCCTATTTTTTTACACGCCTGCACAAAGGCATACAGTTCTAAATCGTAATCTTTGCCATCTACTGATATGTTGATTGTTAAATCATCCATAAGGGGCTTCACATAGATTGATTGGATTTGGCAGCTTTATATCAAACTGCGTACTCCACCCTGTAAGGCTGTTATCAAAACGTGCTGTAAATGGCTGACAATTCAAAGGCAGTAGAAACGACCAATTGTTTCCTTCTACCAAACTTCCCACATTCATGTTAAAGACAAATTGACTTGCGACATCTTGCAACAGCAAAAGCGTTTCGGAATAGATTTCGGTGATGTGATCCTGCTGCTGCTCAATCACTAAGTCACCAACGATAATTTCATACGTAAGAACTGTGTCGCCACCATTGATTTGCGCTCCTGTACACTGACCGTATAGCAACGGGTAATCCGTGACGTTAAGCTTCTGCATGTCTAATGTGTCGATAGTAAATGTCTGAAAGCTTTTTAGTACCTGGTGATCTTGTACAATCGCCTTGAGCATATTGTTTATGTCAGTTATTGTTTGCATCTATTTTTACGTTTTTGCTGACTTGCAAGTCTTTTTCATAAGACATGAAGTTAAGTACCTCTTCTATATATAATTCTGTTACAGCATTTATTTTCAGGACATCCCCACCTGCTAATTCATGAATGATAGCATACCATCCCCATTTACTACCTACGCTTTTTTGCTGTTCGTCTGCTCCTTTTTGACTAAAGATTGTTGCGTAGTGATAGCTAATGCCTTTTCTATGTTGCAAAAAAAAACAAGCGCACCCATTACTACGTCCATTGGCAAGGTTAGCATATCCTCTGCTCTCTTTTTGTCAGGCTTGTATAGTTCTATCTCATAGCAGTCATGACGGATCAGTGCAATCGGTCTGTACAGAATAGACATGATATGCTCTAAATTTTTAAATGTACTATCCTGCATGTATGTTTCTATGTCTGCAAATTCACCCACTGTCAAGGTTGACCAATCCGGTATAAATCCGTACTGCCTGTTCTTGTGTGTTATGATGTTCTGCAAAGGCATTTGCATTGTACGTGCGTCAGGCTCAGATAGAAACCAATGTATTTTTTCTGTAGCTTTTGCTAAATCTCCCCATTCCACATGCTCAAGCGTTCCAGGTGCTAACCCTGCCAACACTTCAATTGATCGCCTAACGGCTGCATAGGATTCTGTTTCTCGTTCGTACACTTGCCACAACTCCTTATATTTTTCAAGCGTTACTTCGTGCCAATCGTCCGGTAAAGTAATTTTCATCTTATGTAATATGATCGGTTTCTGTGGGCAAGCTTATTTAAACACACGTAACGTATTGCATCTATGCTGTGATTCCACGCATCCTTTGGCGTTGGCAATGTGCGCCCATCCTTGTCTGTCATCCACTGATAGTTTCTAAACTCTTTCTGCACATCTAGGCTATCATCTTTTATGTGCAACTTATGCCTGCGCATTATGTCAATGCCATTGCGTATGCTGTCCGCTCCCTTCTTTGCAGGCTTTACATTGTAACTCATACGGTGCAATTCCGTAATGCTTTTAGGCTCTGCGCTGTCTGCAATTATTTCTTGATGACGTGTGATGCCTAGCTTTTCAAACTCTCTCGCTAAGTCTTGATTTGTAAGCCCACCTGAATATAGCTTTTGCTCTATGTACAACTCATCCCCCCTTGCATACACTGCAACAAGTGCAGCAGGATCGGACGCGAAACCAAAATCAAGACCATAAGCAACGAAGTCCACATTCTCAGGTAGGTTAACATATTGATGCGTTTGAAATATTGTAGTCTTTGATACGCCCCTTTCGCCTAGCCCATAGATGCGCCAATAGTTATCATCTGTTTCTTTTAAGCGTTCAATTTCTTGGACAGTTTCTTCGCTTAAATGTGGATTGTCTTTGTACGTGCTTTGGAAAAATGCGCAATCCTCCCTAGGTATGACATGGTCGTACAGCCAATGGTACTCCATCGACGGGTTAAAATCCAATACACACTTCCAAGTGGTTCTTAATAAAAGCTGAGTAAACATATCAAATGACAACTCGTTAGCTTCGTTACAATAAAGTATATCTCGCTTCCTTCCCCTTATACGCGATTCCTGCTCTACGGCTATAAACTCCCAAGTATTGCCGAATAAGTCGTATGTGCTTTCTGTCTTGTTGTGGTAAGCCTCACTATACACCCCTTCCTTTTGTAGAATTTCAATGAAGTCACGCAGTACTGATCCGCGTAATGATGGAAACGTTCTACGCACAACTGTTATAATTAATCCTGAATTGACGTTGTTATAACATATCTCTATTAAGACCTGCAAGCTGCTCCAAGTCTTTCCGCTACGCGTTCCACCTTGCAAGCAAGCAATGCGCTTCCGGTTAGACTTTAAGTCATAATAACTTTTGGGCTGCTTCACTCTTCTAGCAGTGGGTTGTCTTCTGATAAATCCTCATTCGCTAACACTTCGTCAAACCAAGAAGGTTTCCCTTGTGGTTCATTAATAGTAACGTCTTGCTCTAACTGCTTAGGCATGAAGTATGGGAACAAACTACTTAGAGCTTTTAGATACTTTTCTGCGCTTTCTTCCCTTAGTAGTTGCAAACTGTTATGTACGTGATCTAATTCCTCCTCCATTATGCCAACAAACAATGATTTGCTTGCTTCGCTTACCTTATTGTTTTTTCCCTTTGGTCTTCCTTTGCCCTGTGTGTTCCCTTTTATAAATGGCATTCTAT